TCATTCGGAAACCTTCTCCAACGTCGCACTCTCAGCGTTTGAATCAGTTGGAACCTCGATAGCCACAGCACTGTCAATCATCCTTGCGACATCATCCAGGTCACTGTCGAACAGATCCGCATAGACATCCAAGGTCATGGCGGCCGAAGTGTGCCCAAGCATGCGCTGCAACGCTTTGACATTGGCTCCCGCGTGAACAGCGATGCTCGCAGCGGTATGCCGGAGATCATGAGGAGAAGGCATAGATGCAGGCGAATAGTTCAGCCGTTTAAGCGCAGATACGTACCAGGTTCTATTGTGCACCAGATTACCCACGGATTGCGGGCGTATCGTCCTACCTGACGGATCAAGAAAAACATGCTCAGTCTCCCCTTTGCCAAGACAAACATGCATGAGAGCTTGCTCGACAATTGAAGGCAGTGGAACAGTCCTCAACTCACCGCTCTTTGGTGCGCCTTCCACACGATCGGAGCCGATCGCGACAACATTCCTGCGCACAATAACACGATGGCTTTCATAATCAACGTCACCAACCCGCAGAGCTGCCGCCTCACCCCAACGCAGACCACAGAAGCCAAGCAATAGAATCAAGGCCCTGCGCTCCTCGCCTTTCTCCTGCGCTTTCCTACACTCGTCCGCAAATCTGATGAGCTGTCCCACAGTGAGGTAAACACGCTTAGCCTTACGTTTTGGTTTACGTGGCAGCACCACACCCTTAAGAGGATCCCTGACGAGTATCCGGTCCTTAACTGCGTCTTGCACGATACTGCGCAGTATTCCGTAAGCTTTAAGAACCGTGCTGGCGCTGCGTTTCTTGGAAAGAGCACTAACCCATTGTTGTACGCTCGCACGCTCCATATCCATGATCCTCACGTCTCCCCAAGCGTCTTTGACATGGGTGTTCCATGAGATTTCGACGGTGTGCCTCCAAGACTGTTTCCACAAGGGCGAGTGCTCCGCATACCAGGATTGATATAAATCACTGATGAGCGCTTTGCCTTTGGCGGGATCAACATATGTGTCGGATGCCAGTGCGACAGTCACATGTTCCGCGGCCCAGTCCACTGCATCCTTCTTGCGCTTGAAGCCGCGCTTACGTCCCATGCTGTGGTCTGGCTTTCGATAACGGATCGAGTACCGCTTACCGGCTTTTGTCTCATAAGACTCAACACTCGCCATGATTCATCGCTCACTCGTATTCGAAAACGGCATTAAACCCTGAGTTGCCGTTATATGACCAGGTCACTTTGATACCATCCCAGCTGTCCGTCTGCATACCGTCCAAACCAGAGGTCGCATTCATCTTTGAAACCAGGGATTCAGGTGCATTTAACTGCCCGAGGAGGCAACCTAAGTGCTTGACTCCCGAATATTGCGTACCTGAATATGTTAACGATTTACCACCGTCACCCACAGACACTGTTTCACTCGTGTTCCCCGTGGTTTCCCCACTATCGCCAAGAGTAAATTTGCACCATGAATTTGCCTTATCCAGCCTTGCCATACGGTTGGCAGCAACTCTAGCTTTCTCTGCCGTCTGGGCCTGCTGCGCAGCCACGGCATTGCGGTGATTCACATAAATGAATCCTCCACCAACACAAATAGCGACGATTAGAACCATCACACCAACAACGGCAAGAATCTTCCTTCTGCTTTTCTTCGCTGCTGCCGGAGCATCTTCATCGGCGGAAGCCCCTGCCATGGGTACCCACGGCTTAGGGTTAACAAAGCCACTCATCACAATCTTCTTTCTCCCCGTTTTGCCTTTCGGCAATTTTCAATACATCAGGATGATCGCACAGCCATTCGCGGTATGCGTGAATGATGTACGGCATCACGTTCAATTCTTTGGCAAGCCATATCGCGTTGTCACACACGATCTCTGCTGCCGCATACTCCAAGGGGTTAATGAGCAGCCGCGCGGCATCAGTGTCCGCTCGGCGCTCCATAGCCGTTGTATGCCCGTAGCAACCGTGGTCACGGTGCTTGGCATGGCTGATTTCATGGGCGAGCACACACCTTCGTTGTGCGTCGGTGAGGTTGCTCGCCATGTAGATGGTGTTCGTTTCCCTATCGAACGCCCCCTGGATACCGGCTTCCATGGGCAGTGTGACGACCCGCGCCCACATTGAAGCCAATGACTCGATATCGATCATTTACGGCTCTACCTCATAGGCTTCCTGCTCGCCGTTAGTGTCGCCGTGCTTTGCCGCCAAACCAAGATCAGAAACATGGCTGGCCCTGTGCCTGTCTTCTTCAGTGGGTTCATATGTTATCGGTTCGTCCCACTTCGGATTCGACCCATTATCCTTCATGCGTCGAGCCAGCTCACGAATTAGTTGATCGTCGGACGCCTTCGAAAGGGATACGAGCGTCGCGTCCCCTGCTCTCTCTTCCTCATTGAGAAAGCCGAATACCACCAGGGCTTCAATAGGACTTGCATCGTAAGTTCTGGCCATGATGATGAGATTCTCCGCGGTGAATCCGAGGTCATTATTGTATTGCCTCCACAAGGTGGCTGGCGAAAGCCCGGTGCGCGTGGCAACTTCATTCACAGCCGCATGGTGGGTGATCTCTTCAAACCATTGTTGCTTTTTCATGTATTTCATTATGAAGTAAAAATCATTTCATGTCAAGACACGCCGTTTCGTATTGAGTTGACATATTTCATTTCATGATGATATGCTCATTTCACAACCACACAGATTGCTTCATTGTGAAAGGAGGTTCGAATGACCTACCAAATGGTTTTCAAAGATGGATTTCTAGAACGCGCTCGACGTATGAGCGGGCTAAAGAGTGACGCCGCTTTTGCTGGTGCTATCGGAGTGAGCGAAAGCGTGCTCAGCAAAGCGAAAAAAACCGGCGTATGCACACCGGGAATGGTTGTCGGTCTGCATCTCGCATTCGGCTTTACGCCTGGCGAAATCGCAACAGTTGCCGAAACACCACTCCAAGAAACTCATCCATCCAAGCACGATTACGCAATCGCATGAAAATGCCGCCGATTAGAGCGGCGGCAAACGACAGAAGGACCAAATCCCATGTCAGAAACAACAATATCAGGAGTTGAGCATCATGCCCAGAACCTTGGAGGACGACAAGCTCCTCACAACCAAACAAGCAGCAGCACTCATGGCCATGACCACAAACGGCCTCTCACAACAACGATTCAACGGGACCGGGCCACAGTTCGTGCGTTTTGGCACTCACACGATCCGCTACTGGCAGTCCGACATTCAAACCTGGCTAGACGGCAGACTCCGAACCTGCACGATCGAAGACCACAAATAAGCATCACAAACACCATCTGGCTCATGCTCATGTTCCTCCTGCTGATTGTTTCCTGCGCTATGGCGTTCGGGAGTTTCATCTGGCTGGTGTGTGCTGCGGCTTCCGGCTTGGGGCTCATGCCCTGGATCGTCTTGTTCCCTCTGAGTCTGGTGGGCGTGTGGTTTACGGCGGGGCAGGTGGAGCTATGACCGTGGATGTTCCTTTGCTGCATGGTGCGGTGCGTGTCTGCGAGGTGTGTGGCGGCCCTGATATCGGTCCGCTCCGCTGCCCGCACGCAATCGACCCACATTATCCGTGCCCCGCTCGTAAACCCCGCCCGGTCAAGGGCAACAACCCATATATGAGGAGGAGCAGATGATCGACGGATTTATGCTCATCGTCCCCGGCGATCCACAACCCAAACAACGACCGAAAGTTTATCGAGGAGTGGGTGTCACGCCGAAACGCACCAAGGACGCGCAACAGGCAATCCTGCGCATGTTCACCACCAAATACCCCGACAGTCCACCTATCAGCGGTGAGGTCGCGATACGCCTCGAATTCTGGATGGCCAGCAGACATATCAAAGACTGGGACAACCTGGAAAAACTCGTCACCGACGCGCTCAACAAGACCGCATTCCTGGACGACTCACAAATCACCAGAAGCGTCGTGGACAAATACCTCCCCGACCAGCTCATGCCCGGCAAACACAGCATGCGCAAACGGAAAACCGGCGACCCGCTCACCCACAACGGCGACCCATACCAGCCACACACCCTCATCTACATCGAAGAAAGACACCACTCATGAACAATCTCATTCCACTCACCCAAGTGACCGCCAGCATGGAAGTATTCCAACAGCTCAAGAAGAACCAGCCACCCAAACCAGTCACCATCACCATTCGCATCGACCCGATCCTCGCATGGCCCAACAGCATGAGAGTCGCACTCCTCCACCTCGCCGGCGAAAACGCCATGTTCAGCGACTACACCACCTTCCAAGAGTTCCGCACCCAAATGGAAACCCTGCGCCCCATCGACCAGATGGCCTCAGACTGGGCAAGCCAATTCGACAAGGACAGCGACCCATGGAAAATCCTCAAATACGTGACCGCCAGCCCTAAACCAGTCGTGGACGAGCCACCATGCTCATGCTGCCCACGATGCGGCAAACCACTCTGGGGCAGTCCAGCCGACCACGACAAGGCCACGCTACTGCTCAAGTACAGGCAGACCCCCATGCCGGTGTTCTGCCTCAAATGCGGGCAACGATTCAAATACGACGGCGACAGGCTCTCCTACAGGGCAGCAGCCAACTTCACCGCCTGGGAGAAACGCCTGACACGGGAAGTCGACGCGAAGCAACCCACCCTGGCCTCCCTGTGACCGACAGGAAACAGTATCTGCCCAGATGCAACGTCCACCACGCATTGAACAGACCATGCGACCTGGAGCAGGCGATCAGCATCTGCGAACAACACCGTCAACAGTTCCCCACACATCGCGTCATGTGGACACCAATCAAAACCAAGGAAAGAAGCAACCAATGAGCACCACAACAACGACACCAGTCGAGCTCACGCTCCACCAGCAGGACGCCAACGTCGAAATGGACCAACGTCAGGCACTCCTCGAAGCACAGGCCAAGCGCGTCGCCCAACTTCAGGAGGAGATCAAGACCCGCGAGGACGAAGTCGCCGCCATCAAGAATACGATTCTCGACCAGTGGCAGCCAGGCAAATACGACGCCGGCAACCTCACCGTCCAAGTCAAAGAAGGCGCCAAGACCATCAACGCCGCAAAGTTCAGCAAGACCTTCCCGCCGACCGAATACCCCGACCTGTACAAGCTATCCCCCGACAGCAAGGAAGCACGCAAACAGTTGGGTGAACAACAGTTGGCGCCGGTCATGACCAGCCACAAACCATCGGTCGTCATCGCATGAACACCATCTATCTGAAAAGCTCCGACCCTGATGTGGTCGCTTACGTGCAAGAACAGGACCGCTTATTCGCTGAGTTCGTGGCGCAAGTGAAGGCGTTCGATGAGACGCATGAAGGTCTCAGCGCTGCCGTACTGCAAAACCCGTTCAACGGGGAGATGTTCGTGGGAGGGGTCCGCACCAAGCATCCTGAACTCCTACCAGGGAAATGGAAGAAACCGAATCATTACAACGGTTCCCTACAGCCATATCGCAACAATCGGGAAGGCCGGGAGCTTATTGCCGGCATGCATTTCAAAGCGCCCGACTATCCGGGCGTCTGCACCCAGACCTTCTATGCGGAACGTTGCTTGGTCACCACCGCCTTCGCCCATGACGGTGCCGCATGGGCACTGTGCGGAGCCAAATCAGACAACGGGGAGCCACGATATGACCCAGACAAATGGGCAGAGTGCCTTCATTGGGAATACGAGAAGGCCTCCCATGACGCACGAGAACTCAGAAAGAACACCGCATGACAGGCAAATCGTTCATGGGCTTCAAATGCCTGTTCCTGGGGCATCGGTACAGGACACGGATCCTCTACGACCAGCACGGGCACACACTCATCGGCAGATACCGCATCCAGCAATGCGAACGGTGCGGACACATCAACACAGGAAGGAGCAGACCATGACCAGCAAGAAAGACCAGGCTCAAATACTCGCAGTCGCGAAAGCCCGGAATGACAAGCCTGCCATCTTGCAAACCAAGACAGTCACGGACCAGGAACAGCACACATACCCGTTCCCCGACACCAACCAACCCCAAGAACCACGGTTATGGCCGGAGATCCGCACCATCATCGAAACCAGCATCCGAGACAACCCCAGAAGCAAACAAGTCGAACTCGGGCCAAGCGAACTCGGCACCGACAGTCTGCACACACTCGCCGCGAAACTCGCCGGCTGGCCACAACGCCAAACCGTCGGGTGGCTCCCCTACATCGGCACCGCCGTACACGCCCAATTCGAGCAACTCTTCCCCACCCTCAACCCGCAAGGATTCGACGACAAGAAGGAAGGCAAACGGTTCGAAACCGAGAAACGCGTCACCGTGGGACACCTCTATGGCCTGTACGGCGGATACGACGTGAGCGGCAGCATCGACCTGTATGACCGGCAGAACGCCACCACCATCGACTGGAAAATCGTAGGACCCACCACCTTACGAAACGTGAAAGCCAACGGCATCAGCCAACAATACGCAGTACAGGCATCACTCTACGGACTGGGTCTCGCCAATGAGGAACAACCCATAGAACGGTCAGCGATCTACTTCCTACCCCGCAACGCCATCAGCCTCGACACCGCACTCCCATGGGAGACAGCATTCGACCCGAAGCCAGGCCGCTGGGCATTGGCACGCGCACAACTCATCGTCAACCTCATGGACATCATCGAACAAGCCGACGGGCCTGACATCAGAGACCAGTGGATCAGTCTCCTGCCCGCAAGCCCCACACACGACTTCTCCGACGGCACATGGCCCGACGACGATCCCCTCGAACTCAACGAGGACGACAACCAAACCGTGGTACCCGACAAATGGAAAGCATTGATTCCACTACTCGAAGCCACCTACCCCAACAACAAATAACCAAGGAAAGAAGCAACTATGCAAATCAAAAACCTTGTCGAAGCAGGTGCAACCATCACTCGCATCAGCACGTTATCCGAAGGAGACCTCTACAAAAGAGCAGTGATCGATGGCAAAGACACCGAAATCCATATCGGCAGAGTCAGCGCAATCCTCAACAACGGAGAAACCATAGTCGTCAGCAGCATCGAAGCATACACAGGAAGATACTCAAACACTCCCATCGTGAAAAGCGTCGCATTTCAAGGCAACGAAGACGTCACAGTATTCCCACTCTCAGACGTCGAAGCTGACATCATCACTCGCGGATGGTTCGAAGAACTGGAAGGAAGCATCCGTTCACACGAAGAGTCCATTACTTCCACCAGAAAACAAATCACCAATTTGCATGAGATTCTGCGAGACCCGGAGGCTGTTTTCGCAGAAACCACTGAATCCAACAAGTAACCAATCAGGAAAGAAGCGACAACATCATGTTCGGTAACAACAACCAGCCATACGGCGGATACAACCAGCAGCAAAACTACGGCGGCTACCCACAGCAACAGGCTCCCGCCACGAAACTCGAAAGCCTCGACGACCTCCTCACCGGCAGCGGAGCAAAAAGCTACTTCAACGGCGACAGCCAGCCCGGCGCCACCATCACCGGCACACTCGACCTCATCGAAACCAGCCAAATGAGAGACTTCCAAACCAAACAACCCTCATTCTGGAACGACGGACGACCGCAAATGCAAATCCACATCGTCATCCAAACCAACCTCCACGACCCCGCAGTGGAAGACGACGACGGGCGACGCAGCATCTGGATCAAAGGATGGGGCATCCAACTCAAAGCATTCCGCGAAGCCTGCCAGAAAGCAGGAGTGAAAAAGCCACACAAAGGCGACCAGTTCACAGCCACCTTCACCGGATACGGCGAACGAGGCAACGCCCCACAACCACCCAAAGTGTACGAATACCAGATCCAACACCACGACGGCGTAGACACACTACTCGGACAGCCACAGCAGCCACAAACGGGCTACGGTCAGCCGCAGAACTCACCATACGGCCAACAGCAGCCCACAGTCGCACCCTATGGCCAGCCACCAATGAGCAACAACACCGTGCAGACAGCCGCGCCAACCTACCAGCAGGCGCCAGCACAATACGTACAACAACCACCCGTCCAGCAGCCCGCACCGACAGCACCCGTGCCACAGGTCAACGTGATGCAACTGCAGCAACTCCAAGCCGCCGGGAAAAACCTCACCGACATCGCAGGGCTCACCGGACTCACCGAACAACAAGTCATCGAAGCATTACAGCCCACACACCAGGGCAGCGAAGACGAACCCGAATTCTAAACCAATTCACACAAACGTAAGGAAGAAGCGTAAGGCCATGAAACCGTTGAAAACAGTAGATCTGAGAGCAAATACTCTCCCATCGCCTTACGCTTCTTCCTCACTCCCCTTAAAACACTTAAATAACCAACCCTCTCAATACCGTAAGGAGCGTAAGGAAATGATAAGAACCATTGGAATCATTGACATTACAGCCTTACGCTACACCGTAAGGGAAGCGTGAGAAGCGTAATGTTCCCCTTTTATACTCACACCTGTTCAAAAATCCCCAACGGACCCCAATACGTCCAGCAACTCCTGCTCGGCATGGAAATCACTGACAGGGACTCATCAAGCTGCTTCATCGACCGACGCGGACAAACCATCAAAGTGCCACGACGCGACACCGGAAAAAGCTTCGTCCCATACGCCGACGACGGATACGCCAAAGCACTATGGGACTACCGCAACGGGGACCTCCTGCTCGGAGACGACAACACCACCCTCTACGTCAGAGACGTGGACAGAACAGGAAACAACCAGCTACTCGACACCTGGCATGCGATCAGCAACCTCGAAACCGAATACCACGTCAAAAGCACCAAAGCCTACTACCCCTGGAACGACCAGATCAGAATCGAATGCCGAAAACTCGACCAACACGTCAAACACGGCATCAAATTCACCAACCGCGCATACCTGCGCATCAACAACACCATCACACGAATCGACACCGAGAACGAACTCTTCAACCAGCCATACGAACTCACACTCGACACCGAATATGACAACAACCTGGCAGCGCAGGCAGTCGAATACCTCCGTGACGTGACCGCCGACGAACACAGTGCCCAAAACCTCGGACGCATGTTCGCCACACCACTGCTCGAACCATACAAGCACCTCACCTACGTCATGTACGGGGACGGCGGCAACGGCAAAGGCATCCTCCTCGGCACGTTGAGCCGCAGCTTCCCCGACCTCGCAGCAAGCGTCGACTCGCAGCGCATCCTCGGAGGCAGCCGCGGATCAGGCGGATTCGACACCCAACAGGAAACCGGCAAACTCATCGGCACGCTCTGGGCATACGACGAGGACGCCGACACCATAGGCATCGACCAGCTCACCTACCTGAAGAAAATCAGCACCGGGGACGCGGTCACAGCCAGAAGGATCGGGGAGAACGCCGTCAGCTTCACACCCAGATGCACCTTCATCATCGCGACCAACAATCAGGTCATCACCACGATGAGCGCCGCGGTCAGCAGACGCTTCGCCTACATCCGCATGCGTGACGGACGCAAACCCGACGAGTTCGCACGACTCCTGGCCTTCCGCAACCAGCACGGAGCGGCCCCGTTCATCATGGCCTCGTCGGAGATATGGCGCCGGGCCGGAGACGACCCGTTCGACGACGTGTCCATCAGCAACCCCACGGACGTGACCGACCTCGAACAGGAGATCATCAATCAGGTGTGCGCCAACGGATACGCCCCCAGCAGCATGATCGAAAGCCTCAAACGATACGAACAACGAGACATGCTCGCCCGCTTCGGACTCACCAGAGGCGGAGTGAAATGGATCAAGGAGGAAAGCAAATCAATACGTGTGCTGCAGGTGAAGGATGAGATCCGATTCGCCCCATACCGCGCAGCCTACGAACAAGACCTCAAACAACTCGAAACACAACTCGACACCACCCCGCACAAACCCGAACCGATCGAAGCCGACACGATCCCACTCCCCTCGGAATTCGCCTTCAACTGCGCCTACACCCCCGCCGACGAGCAGAAAGTGGCACGCAACTGGAAAAAACTCAGCGAAGACCCCACCTACGACAGCCGGCGCCGACCAACCTCACCCGCCTACGCGGTCATACCACGACTAGGCATGGCAATCATCGACATGGACATGCCGAAAAACACGGACGAACCCGACGGGTGGACCATACTCAACCAGGAAATCGGCACGTACGGGAGCGAAAACTTCCCCACCACGTATCTGGTAGGCACTCCTTCCGGCGGAGTACACGCCTACTACGCGCTACCCGTGGAGCTCATGGGCAAGTTGAAGAACCGCGTACACGCGAACGGCATCCCCGTAGACATACGCTGCGAAAACAAAGGCTACGTCATCGGCCCAGGTAGCCACACCATGAAAGGCGACTATCAACTGCTCGACATGCCGGAACAACAGACCCCGCTTATGCCACCCGCAATGGTCACCTGGCTCGAAAACAACGGGTACGTCGAAGGATCACAACCCCAACCTCGACCCACAACGTCACAAGCCCGCAACCAGCCCACACTCGACAGTCTCCTCACCCAACCCATCAACACGGGTAAAGGCCGGCCGGATCTCACGCCAATACCAGAAGGGCAACGTAACACCACCCTTCACGACTGGGCGTATGGGCGCAGGTTGAACCATCCGGAGAACGAGACCAACATCCGCCTAGAGACTTTCGAACGTGGGCGTGCGAGCGGGGTGAGCGACACGGAAATCACCACGATATGGAATTCCATACTCAGACAGCAAGGAGGAAACCAATGAGCCAACCACGCCTACTCACCCCGAAAGACGTACGCGACACCACCTTCACCACCAAGGGTTTCAAACATGACGCGTACAAGGCCGACGAGGTGGACGAATTCATGCAGGACGCGGAACACACCATCCGCATCCTCGCCCACACAGCACACAACACATGGAAGGAACAACAATGACACAGGAACACGAACCAATCAAACTCAACAAGAGCACACCGGAACCAAAAGAAAACGGCATCTATCTGCTTACCATCACTTTCAAACCAGAAACCAAGACGGTGCCTTTATACAAAGATGGCGACGAATACCTAGGCGCTGATTCGTCATATTCATGGGGAGAGCTCGTCAAGGAACTGTCTACAGCAGACGAGGCAACAATCCAGTCTCTTGCTGCTCATGATGCTCAGATACGAGCAGAAGCACTCGATTTTTCCAACGAAGAGCGTGACTTGATGCTGAAGTCAGCGCTTGATTTCACTGAAACCGATGACGCACAGGAAGTCGATGAAATGATTGCTGCCATTATCGGTTCTGTTGTCGAGCATCGTAAGGAGCAGAAGCAATGAGTGAGCTTACTGAGGTTGGTAAAGCGTTCGTTGGTTGGGCTGAGGAGAACTCGGGTCTCGCGGTTGATGAGAACTTCGAGTACACGGATCACACAGTGGGAAATTTCGCGTGTGTGGCGTTTGTTGCTGGCGCTGAATGGGAGGCGCAACACGAACCTACTGAGGCTGAGATACTAGCGGCGGCTTTCGGCATTTTCACTAATGTGACGAGTTCGGCGTTTGTAATGAGTGACGATGATTACAAAGTAGCGTGGCATCAGCTTGCAGATTATCAGCAGGACGTTTTTCTGAATCAAGCGAAAATTGCCCTCGCCGCTGCTCGTAAGGTCGTGGACGAATGAGTATCACTGAGGGGGAAGCCACCCTGTTGATTCTCACCGCCACGATTTTCATCCAATGGATCTATAGGCCCAGGAGATGAGCCGCCCACGCAAACCAACATGGCTGCGCATCCTCTGCCCCGCCGGCAACCTGTCAAAACTCGTGCCAGTCAGATGCGCAGGATGCGGCCAGTGGATCATCAGCTGCAGGCAGGAACCATGGCAATCATACGATCCAGGAATCCTCCACGGGCCAGAAGACCTCAGTATCGCAATCATCCTCAACCGGCCACTCACCCGCATCAACTGGATCACCGGCCTCAACCAGCCAAGCCTACGAGACCCCTACGGCACTTACGGCATCGACCAAAACGCCGACTACCTCGCCGCACACGAATGCAGACACACACCAATCAGCAACAAACCATACAAACCACCAGCCAAACCCCACGCAAAGAAACAACCGTGGGGCACAGGAATCACAGCATCGGAGATCAGGGAATTCGAGAAAGCATGGAACCATCAATGAACTGCCAACACTGCAACACCAGCATCGAAACCGGATACACCCTCTGCCCCGAATGCGAACTCAACCTCACACTCCTCATCCTCAGGCTCACCACATTCACCACCCCACTGAAAGCCAGCCTCGACAGCACACTCCACCCAGGAGGACACCAACCCACCCGAACCAACCTACCCACCGCGCCCACGCCCATAAGGCTCGATGTGCTCGACCTCATCGACCAGCTCGACGCCACAGCAAGCGAACTCGCCCGCTGGCTCGAAGACAGCCCACAGGAAACAGCATTCACCAGCATCCAAGACGCCCTCATCAGATGCGTGGAATCAGACCTCCTCCCCCGATTCGCCGACGCGGAACTCTACTACCAAACACTCACCCGCCTCGAACAACGTATCCTCGACATCATCGACACCCCAGAGGAAACCCGCATCGTAGGCCGCTGCCCCAACCAGCTATGCGGCATCACCCTCACCGCACCCAGCACCGCCACCACCATCAACTGCCCCATCTGCAACAACACCTGGCCTATCGAAGACGTCAAACAGGAATGGCTACGCCAACTCATCCGTGAAGGCAAGAAAACCGGTACGGCAGCCGAATGCGCCAAAGCATTCACCATGAGCGGCATCACCCTCAAACGCAACACCATCAACCAATGGGCCGCACGCAACAAAATTACCCCGGTTGGAATCGACACCGAGCGCACACCAATCTACAAATATACAGACATCTACCGGATTGCCACCAGAAAACACCAGACAGAACTTGACACAACCACAACTGTCACCGCATAATGTCAATGGAATAACTATAGAAAAGCCCAAGCCAAACGGTTTGGGCTTTTCTCGTATTCCACACCCGGCAGACTACCGCCCCTTGCTTCTTTCCTTCTCTTGCCGGGCCTACCCTTCCACACATCATCTCCGACGCAGCCGAAACGGCCTTCGCGAAACGCACCAGCCCGGAGGCCAACCATGAAACGCAACACCAAACCCCTGTCAACAAAGGAACAGGAACAAATACGCCAACTCCACTCACAAGGCCTCAGCCTCAACGAGATAGGCCGACAACTCCACCGCAGCAACAGCACCATCGGCAAATACGCCAAACAAATGGGCCTGAGTTTCGACCGTACGAAGACGAAAAACGCGACCAAAGCGAAACAGGCGGACTCCGCATCATTGCGCGCCGACTTGAAGCTCAGATTGCTGCGTGAAGCTCAGGAACTCATGGATGACTTGCACAGGCCTCAACTGGTGTACACGTTCACGCCATCAGGAAAGTATGTGTCCCACGATGTACCGAAGCCACCGCCCGCTGATGCCCGCAACCTCATGACCAGCGTGGGTATCGCACTACAACGGTCAATCGAATTGGAGAAGGTAGACCAGCGGTCGGAGACTTCGGTCACGGTGATAGACGACTACCTGAAAACACTAGGAATCAGTTAGTCGATCTTCTCGATGCTCTTGACCTCTGCTGCTGCAATTACGTAAGAGATCGTTTCACCTGAATGATAAAGAGATGTGCGGCCATCTTCCTGCGTACCATCTTTTGATTCATAGAAAGTGAAAAAATTGGTGGCCTCAATAAACCCCGATATGTTGTCGAGTTCCTTGATTACTTTGTCGTGCTTGCCGGTTATTCGATACTTCATTTCTCTCCTTAATGTCGCGCTCTTCAAGTGTATTCGTTGACAGGAATTCAGCATGCCCTCTTTGCAGCCTCTTGCCGGTAAAGCATCAACCGCTGTCACGATCCCCTCGTGGGCGAAGATTATTGCTTTCGATGGTGCTGTGCGTAGTGGTAAGACGGTTGGTGAGCTGCTCTACTGGGTGAAATACTGCTTGCATGGCCCGCAGGGTTTGCTGCTGATTGGTGGGCGTACTGAGCGGACGATTGCGAACAATCTGATCTATCCGCTGGTGCAATGGTTCGGCCCGAAGAACATCGTGTACCGGCAGAGTACGGGCATCTGCACGATCTTCGGACGTGAATGCCTAGTCGTCGGCTTCAACGACGCACAAGCACAAACCAAGATCCAGGGATTGACGCTTGCGGGCGCACTGTTGGATGAGGCCGCGGTCATTCCCGAATCCGCGTTCACCATGCTGGTCAGCCGTCTCAGCATCCCCAACGCCCGCCTGTTCCTCACCTGCAACCCCGAAGGGCCCGAACACTGGTTGAAGAAGAAATGGCTCGACCGTGCACGCCTCTGGATCGACAAGAACGGCGTCAAACACGAACGAGACGACAAGCAGACACTGAACCTGTACCGTGTGACCTTCATCCTCGAAGACAACACCTGGCTCGTCAACAACAACCCCGAATACATCCGAGAACTGAAAAAACAATACACGGGTCTCTGGTATCGGCGGATGATCGAATCCGAATGGGTCGCGGCGGAAGGTGCCGTATACCCCATGTGGGATATCGGCAGGCACGTCACCGACTGGCAACAACTCCCCCGCATGAGTCGTATCCTCGCGGTCGGCTGCGACTACGGCACCACGAACGCCAGCACCGGCATCATGCTCGGACTGCACGCCATCACCGACCAGTACGGGAGGATCACCGGACATGACCTGTATGCGATCGACGAATTCCGCTACGATTCTCGCGCCGGTAACCCTCGCATCACTGACGCAGACCTCTCCCAACGTTTCCGCACATGGCTGGCACAACCACACCTACCTTACGAAACCGCACTGGCCCCCGAATGGATCCTTGTGGACCCAGCGGCAGCAAGCTTCAAAGTCCAACTAGCCGACGACGGCATCAACAACCTCGCGGACGGTGAGAACAATGTGAGCTACGGGATCAGCAAGGTCGCCAACCTGATCGACACCGGCAAACTCCACATCAGCACCCATTGCAAAGGACTGATCGAGGAATTCCCCGGCTACTGCTGGGACCCCAAAGCCTCAGACCAGGGACTCGATAAGCCCATCAAACAGGCCGACCACTCGCTGGACGGCCTGCGCTACGCGGTCGCCACCACCGAAACCGAATGGCAGCCCCTACTCACGAATGGATACCAAGCATGGTGATGCCCGCCAACGGCCAAGCATGGCCACCACTCAACCAGAACAACATCCAAAACGAATACCAGTCACACGACGCCTGGTACACAGGAGACGAAGACCAACTCACACGCATCTACAGTCTCCAACAGGCATCGCAACGCCTCGGACTGTTCGGACAGGTCAAACGCTTCTTCTGGGGCGAACCCACACCAGCCAACAGCATGCAGCGTCCGGTGAAAACCCATATCCCACTGCCCGCCGAGATCGCCCGCATGAGCGCAGCACAACTGTTCGCGGAAATGCCCACCTTCAGCAACCCCGCCAACAATGACACCGACAGTCGCAACGATGACGACAAGCTCGACACGACCATCACCACCCTGCTCGATGACAGTGCGCACGCGGAACTCCTCCAAGCGGCCGAACTGGCATCCGTGTTCGGTGGCGCATACCTGCGCGTGACATGGGACACCAGCGTGGACAGCAAGCCCTTCATCACCGCCACCTCACCCGACAACGCGATACCCGCGTTCGGGTTGGGCGGTCACCTGCAATCCGTGCTCTTCTGGACGCAACTCCCCCGCCTCGAAGGCGTCAAACGCAACTACACGCTACTTGAGGACTACACTCCGGGACACATTGAATATGCGGTGTACGAGTCCTCGAATGAGACCAGCATCGGCAAACGCATCCCACTCGACGTACATCCCGTCACCGCGGGTCTGCAGGTGGATGAGACATCGCAGATCAGCACGGGAAGCGACCTGCTCACCGCCGTGTACATCCCCAACCTCATGCCCAACCGTAGACTACGCACGGACCTAGCGGCACAGCACATGGGACGCAGTGACTTCGAGGGCGCTGAACCCATCTTCGATATGCTCGATGAGGCGTACACCAGTTGGATGCGCGACATTCGACTCGGCAAGGCCCGCGTGTTCGCCAGCCGCACGCTCCTGCAGCAAGGCAAGCCGGGTCAGGGATCCACGTTCAACACTGATCAGGAGATCTTCACCCCGTTGGAGCATGCGCCAGGCAGCAAGCTCAACGACAGCAGTCAGCTTGAAACCTTCCAGCCGAGCATCAGGTGGGAGGAGCATCAGCAGACCTGTCAGGACCTCATCCAACGCGCCTACAGTGCGTGCGGGTACAGTCCAAGCACGTTCGGACAGTCCGGTGATGTGGCAATGACCGCCACCGAGGTACAGGCCAGGGAACGGTTGACGATGCTCACTCGCGGCAGCAAGATACTCTACTGGCGTCCACAGCTCGCCAACCTGTGCGCGGCACTCATCGACGTGAACCATTTCGTGTTCAAGGGCCCTGACCGTGGCGACATGATTCCCGACGTGGAGTTCCCGCCAGCGGCCACGGACTCGCCGAACACTGTCGCGCAAACGTTGAACCTGTTGAACGACGCGGAAAGTACGAGCGTCGCCACCAGAGTACGGATGCTGCACCCCGATTGGGATATGGGTGAGATCAACACGGAAGTTGAGCAGATCAAATCTGATCTGAGCATGCTGCCTATCTCATCCGACACGAACCTGTATGCGGCGGTCGCCAACAACGGCAGCACCACGGGCGGAGTGCAAACCAATCAGAAGGGCAGTTACGTGGACGGCACGGTAGGAGCGGACGATGACAGTCAGCAACAGTCAACAGGAGCAGCAGAGTCCGAACGTTGACGGTTCGCACGCCCAACTCGCTCTCGTTGGCTTGTACGTGCTGGCTGACAATCAGCTCACCAAGCTCATGGGCAAGGTCATGCGCCTCCTGCGCCGGGCTTCAACGCCTGTGGATGTGGCGCATGCCGTCAGCATGATGCGCCGAGGGGAGCGTCGTATCGTGGACCAACTCGAACGCCAGACACCCCAACTGCTCGATACTCTCACCCTGAGCGTGGAACGCGCCATGAGAACAGAGGCACGCAGGCTGCCACCCAAGCCGCCAGTACCACCGGTACGCATGTCAGGGAACAGCCCGAGACCATTCGATTTCACTGTTCCCTTGGGTGAGCGAGCAACGAGTGCGATACGTGTCGACTTGCAAACCGAGTTGAAAGACATTCGATCCCGTATCCTGCGCCAGCATGACGACCTGTACAAGCTGACCGCTTCCGGTGCCGCAACCCACAACATGCTCACCCCAGGTCACACCATCAAGGACGCACAGCAGAACATGATGCGTGACCTCCTACAGCACGGCGTGACCGGTTTCACCGACAAGTCAGGCCGTAACTGGCAACTGTCCTCCTACGTGGAGATGGCGGTCAGGACAGCGAGCATGCGCGCCTACAACGAGGCTCACATGCAAGTCATGCAAGCCGCTGGCGTCACCCTGTTCATGGTTCCCGTCCACATGCACACCTGCCCCATCTGCCACGCCTGGCAAGGCAAGATCCTCAGCCTCACGCCAGACGATCGCGCGGACGCGACGGTCGATGAGGCGCGTGCCGCAGGATTGTGGCATCCGAATTGCTCTCACACGCTTGTCTCGTTCCGTGAGGGCGACAAGCGCCCCAAGGTTACTGAATGGTCGGAACAGGATGAGAAGCTCTGGACCTCATCACAGCAGCAGCGCAATCTCGAAAGCCGCATACGCGCTCAGAAGCGTGTTCTGGTGAATGCCGAGGATACGCAGATGCGTGCGGTGGCCAGGGCGAAGATACGCCGTTGTCAGGCGCAGCTTCGACAGCTCACGAAGGACACCGGCCTGCTGCGAAGGTCTCACCGTGAACAGCCCGACCTCGGGCTACGCAGGTAGCCCTCCCACTAGTTTTCGCCATCCCGCAACGGGGTGGCTTTTTTAATGATCCGAAACGGAGAACAACATCATGGCAGAACCAGACGCCGGAACACCAACCCCACTAGAAGCACAAGGACAGCAGCCCACACCTCCCGAAACGGGAGCACCCGCATCACCTGCCGCGCCTGAAACCGAAGTGCATGATTGGCAGGAGGAAGCCACCAAATGGAAAGCACTGTCTCGTCAGAACGAGGCGCAGGCGAAAGCCAACGCCGACAAGGCGAAACAGTTTGACGCTTTCCAGGAGTCGCAGAAAACCGAGTTGCAGAAAGCTCAGGACACCGCGGCGAAATGGGAGGCCCAGTACAAGCAGGCTCAAACGCAGGCTCTCCGTGCCGAAACGGCTGCGAAGAACAACATCCCCGTCGAACTCCTCACCGCGGATAACGCGGAGGCACTCGACGCGCAAGTACAGGCGCTGCTCGCTTTCAAAACCCCGCAACCCGCGTCACGCAGTGGCATCGACCCCACCAAGAACGGTGGCGGCCCGACCACGTACACGCAGGCGCAGATCTCCGACCCTGCGTTCTACCGAGAACACCGAGGCGACATCCTCAAAGCAATGTCTGAGGGTCGCATCAAATAACCTCTGAAAGGCTAGCCAACTCATGGCAGATATCAACACCACCACCATCGCTCCGTTCATCCCCCAGATCTGGGCGAACGAAGCACTTGAAATCCTGCGCAACAACATCGTCCTCGCACCACTGGTGACCAAGGACACCGATGTTGCCATATTCAACGTGGGCGACACGCTCCACATCCCGTATGCGGGCACTCTCACCGCGAACGACAAGCTGCAGAACAAGCCCGTCACTAAGCAGGCCGTTAACCCGACCGATACCGTGGTGAAGCTCGACAAGCACAAGGAAGTCACCATCCTCCTGGAGGACTATGCCAAGGCATTGTCGCAGCCGCTCATCTCGCAGGAGTATGTGAAGGCCCAGGTCATCGCTCTGGCCGAGCAGGTGGAGACCGACCTGTTCAGCCTGTACAGCTCGTTCAGTGGCTCCCTCGGCACTGCCGGTACCGATCTGGATGCCGCCGTGCTGCGTGCGGCCAATAAGAAGTTCACCGACAACAAGGTGCCTCGTGGTAACCGTCACCTGATTGTCAGCACCAAGGACTCCGCTGCACTGCTCGGTGACGACCACTTGCAGAACTTCTTCTCCTACAATGCGGCTCGTGGTGACATCACCAACGGTCTCATCGCGCAGGACATCTACGGGCTTCAACTGCACGAATCCCAGTTGGTGCCGTCCGTCGCTGGCACACCAACCTCCACGCACAACCTCGCGTTGGATCCCGGTGCCATCATCCTCGCCTCTCGCGCGCTGCCTTCCGCGCCGGTCGGTTCGGGTGTCACCCAGGCGGTCGTGTCCGACCCGCAGTCCGGTATCACGCTGCGCTGCACCATGGCGTACGACAAGGATTACTTGGGTGTGCAGACCACGTTCGACGTGCTCTACGGTGTCTCCAAGCTCCGTGACGAGAAGGGCTTCGTGGTCCTCTCCTAACCGCATTCGAACTATCCGGAAGTCCGGACAGTTCACCACATTCGCGTGCGTCGCAGGCTTGACGAAACCCAGTCCCTGCGACGCACTGCACCCCTACCCACCTGTTGGAAGGACAACCAATGACCAAATACATCAAGAACGCGGCAGGCGGCGTGCAAGCCGTGACCGAAGAGCATTACAGCCAATACCTCACCGTGAAGGACGAGGCCGGCAACGAACAACCCAAACCTGGGTATTCGCTGCTCACTGAGAAGGTTGCTCGCAAGGAGAACCCGCAACTGTTTGGTGAAACCGACCCGAATATCATCTACACGGCACGCGAGCTCGTGGCGAAACGCAAGTACGCCGAAGACCTCGCAGCGTACAAGGCCGCCGATGCACAGGTGAATGCCGAGCCCGCCGCTGACGGTGAACCCGTTTCGGACGGCGACAAGGCCTGACCATGGCCATCTACGCCACCGACGACGATTACCGGGCATACAACAACCTCGCCGCCGATGCCCAACTGCCGGACAATGTGACATCGCTGCTGCGTGCCGCGTCCCTCGCTGTACGAATCTATACGAGCGTCTGCGTGTACCTGGTCGATGACGGTGATCTGCCGGTGGAGCAGAGTGTGCGTGACGCGTTCCGTGACGCCACCTGCGCTCATGCCACTGCGTTGAACAAGCTCGGCATCGACCCAGATAAGGGTGGTGCCGTAGATGTGAGTGTGAAGGCATCGAAGAGCATCAGCGGAGCGTCATTCTCCTATTCCACCGTGGAGCAGGAGAACGCGGCACAGGTACGGCAGCAGGTCGCCACAGGCATAGCACCATCGGCGCGGCAGATCCTCGATGCCGCGGGCTTGAACTCGACCGGACCGTGGAGGGCAGGCTGATGGCAGTCGATGAGCTTGAAGATTTCTACGTGCATACGGCAATCGTGCGCACCAGCAAGGGAGTCAACAGTCAAGGCGTCACCCTGTACAAGGAGTCTGAGCCGTTCCCCTGCTTCTTCGCGGACGGTTCCAAACTCGTTCGTGACAGTCAGGGCCAGCGCATCATCGGCTCATCGACCATCACCTGCAACAACCGGTACGCGCCACTGTTCAAACCCGGATCGCAAGTCTTACGAGTTGAAGCTGACCAGACGCGCACGGTGAAAGGCAGCGTGGTCCTGGTCAACGTGGCCGACTCAGGCGATTTGGAGCTGCCCGATCATACGACTGTGAGTCTCGTCTGAACCGTATCGGAGGTGAACGCCCATGCAGTTCGAAGGTTCATTCGACTTCTCCAACATCGAAGGCGCGGCACGAGACGCATACACACGCGGTCTCATACAAGCCGGTGAGCATATACGACAGCAGAGCGCCATGCTCGCACCCAAGGAGACCGGTGACCTCGCCGGTTCCGCGGACGTGCACATGGACGGCGACGGGCAGGTGTCGGTCACCTATCCGGGCCCGTACGCCCGTTATCAGGAGTATGGGGTGTTCTTGCGGATGAAACCCGTGCCAAGCCCGTCGAACGGCAAGCCTCTATGTCATGACAATGGGCAGTCGTTCTTCCTGACCACTCCGATGATGACCGAGACCGGCAGGTGCATGCAGATCGTGGCGGACGTGATGAGGGAGGACATGTGACATACCAACCAACCACGCTGCTACTGACCGGCATCGCCCGCCTTCTCGATCTGAAACAGGTCGGCATCTACACTCTGGACGACGTGGTGAGCAGTGACGGCACGGCAATCGTGCTGAAAACCATGCCCGACAGTCCGGACAGGTGCATCACCCTCAACTACCTGCCCATGAACGCCATACCCGATCAGGCGCACAACAGTGGCCTCCTGCAGGTCGCCTGTCGTGGCAAGCCCGGAATTCCGCTCGACTCGGATGAGCTTGCCGACGCCTGCGATGAATGGTTGAACGGACTCACCCAATATGCGCTTGGCGGGGATTGCACGCTCAACCAATGCTATCTGCGTAACTCGGTGAACCTCGGGCAGGACGAAGCACAACGGTGGATCACCACCAACCAATACAACGTGGACGTGGACACTCCACCCACGATGTTCAGAGACTAGAAACCCATCGAAAGGAAAAACAATTATGACTACAGCACTTGCACGCCGCTACCGTGCGGACGTGTCCAAGGATGGCACCAACTGGGTGCAGATCATGGGCATGAACGATTTCAACCCGACTCTTGACCGTACCACGCAGGATTCCTCCGACTACGATTCGGACGGTTGGGGATCCAGTGAAATCACTATGCAGTCATGGGGCGTCGACATCAAAGCAAACCGCAAGACCACGGCAAGCGTGTTTGACCCCGGGCAGGAACTGTGCCGAGCGGCTTCCGACAAGTACGGCGAGGATGCACGACTGTACGTGCGCTGGTATGACAAGAACGGTGGCACGGAAGCCTATCAAGGGCGCGGCATCGTGGAGTTCTCCCGCTCCAAGACCGGTGTCACCGACCTGGACGAGGCGGAGATCAAAATCACCGGCGACGGTGCCCGCAAAGAGATCCCGAACCCGCTCTCATCCACCTCAGCGCCCGCAATCACCGCGGTATCGCCATCTCCCGTGAAGGTTGGTGCCTTGCTGCAGTTGACCGGCTCCGGTTTCACCGGTGCCACGGCCATCAAGTTCGGATCCACCTCGGCGGCCGTGTACACGGTCGTGTCGGATGGTCTGATCGTGGTCACCACACCGAACGCGGTGGGCGCACAGTCACTCACCGTCACCACTCCGGCAGGCACTTCCACCGGTGCGGACGTGACCGTCACAGCAGCCTCCTGACCTTCACCTTCTGATTCTTCCCCGCATGGTTTCTTAACGCCCTGATTCTCCACCATGCGGGGATCCCCTTTCAACACGTCGAGAAGCAGGGCATTCCTATACCTGATTGGAGAATCATGGCATTCACAGACTTCAAAGACATCGCACCAGACCCGCTCACCCTCCCCATCAACGGGAAGAACTACACCATCCCGCCAGTCAATGCCGCTGACGGGTTGAAGGCATGGCAGTGGATCCGTGACAGCAAGAAACAGGACGGCACCACAGCCACCGTCGAAGACGCGGCGACACTCCTCCTCGGTGACGTGAACCGACAGCTACTCAAAGACAAGGTCAGCTATGCGGCATTGAACCGCGTGTACCAGACCGTACTCGCCGACTTCACGAACGGTCGTGCCACCGCCGAGGCGATTTGGGAGACCGGCGGCGACCCAAAAGCGGTGGAGAGGACACAGTCCGCAAAGCAGGCAGAGGCCGATACGACCCCGACAGCGGACTCTACGAATGGTACGAAGAACTCCCCGAAGAAGCCCACGCGGGAGTAATCGCCCCCACTTGGCCGCAACTCATCGACCACTGGCAGCAGATCGTCATCGACGCGCAGGAACACTACCGGATCGAACTCGACAATCTGCTGCTGCTCGAATCCCGCCCATGGGCTTGGCTGCAACGCCGCATCATCGGACTGCTCAACATGAGCGGGCAGCTCCGCCACAGTTTGGAAACGGAACAGGAGACCACCGATGAGTGACACCGCAACCGAAGTCGGCAGCATCAAGGGCCTGCTGAAACTCGACATCTCCGACTACATGGCAGGCATCCAGCAAGCCAAGACCGCCGAGGACGAGCTGAAACACGGCGATGACGATATCCGCATCGACGCTGATGTTTCCGAAGCGATCGCGAAGATCGATGAAGTGTCGGCCAAGACGGACAAGGTCACCTCCAAGGATGGCGACATCCGTATCGATGCGGACACCGCTCAGGCCGTGGCCAAGATCGAATCGGTCGAAGCCAAGACCGACAAGGCCACGTCAAACACTGATGACATCCATATCGATGCGAACGTTTCGGAAGCGACCGCGAAACTCGACCAGGTGATTGCACAGGCCGACCAGGTGGACAGCGAACGTATCGACCTGCGCGTGCAGGCATCCGTCGATGAGGCGTTGGCGGAGATACAGGCCGTGGCCGCGAAAACCGAGCAGGTCACTGCTGGCCGTCATGAGATCCTGGTGGATGCGGATACCGGTACTGCCGTCGCACAGATCGAAGCGGTGAGCGCAGCCCAGGCACAGTTGGATAGTTCCACTGCCCGCCTGCGCGCAGCCTATTCGCAGTTGGATGCCGAGCAATCCAAGGGTGTGGCCTCGCAGTCCGCTCTGATGGTTGCCGAGGCGGCAGCCACACAGGTTGAGCAGGAGCAGGCCGACGCTCAGGAGCGTTTGTCACGCGTACTGGCTGAGAACAACGTGGCACTTGTATCGAATGCTGCTTCCCAGTCGGTGAACAGTGAGGCGGCCAGCAGTGCGGCACGCTCCGCTTCCGAACAGGCATCCAGTGTCACCGCGGGGCGTACGGCGATGGCTTCCGACACCGCTGCGACCAGTGCGAACACGGCGGCCAAGGACGCCAACAGGTCCGCTACCGACAGTCAGGCTAAATCGTATGGCGCTCTTCGTGGCAGCCTGCTACTGGTGGCCCCGGCATTATTGCCCATTGCTGGCGCGGCGGCGGGTGCGGGTGCCGCACTGATAGGTATGGCCGGTGCAGGCATCCTCGCCTACAAGGGCATCAGTAATGCAGTGGATGCGGCGAGTGTAACGGGCCGACAGTATTCGGCGGATCTGCATGTTATCGAAGATGGCATGAGCAGCCTCGCCAATACGAGTGCAGTCGCCTACCTGCAGGGGTTTAACGGCGTTACCCGCGAATTGAACTCGCAGATGCCGTATCTGTCACGATTGACCGCAACATTCAGCCGTGATCTGGGCACGATCAGCAGTAATGGTGTGGCTGGTCTACTGGGTTTGTTCCGTCAGTTGCAGCCGGTCATGTTGAGTGTTGACCAGGGCATTGTGCGTGCCAGTGCGAGTTTCGCTCGTTGGGGTACCGGGAACGGTGCACGCGATTTCGTGGCCTATCTGATCGAGAAGCTGCCTAGCGTGGAGAATGCGTTAGGCAGCTTGTTCGGTGCTGCTGGCCATGTGGTGCAAGCGTTCAGCCCGTGGAGTGGCGTGGTGCTGAGCACTGTCACCGCTGTGAGTGATGTCATCAGCGCCATCCCGACGCCTGTTCTCTCCACTCTGGTGACTGAAGCCATGGCCGTGTATACGGCGTTCAAACTGTGGAATGGTGTTACCAGCGTATTCGACAAGGTAAGTAGCGGTCTTAACAAGTTCGCCATGACCATCGGAACCTCTTCCACCGTCGTGGGACTTTTTATTGCGGGGGTTGCGGCACTTTCAGCTGTGATCGCCGCGTCTCAAACCCATGTCCAGAGTGCAGCGCAAGCGCAACAAAATTATGCGCAAGCCTTGGAAGAATCCAACGGTGCTATCGACGCCGGGGTTATCAAGTCGGCGGCAAAAGCATTACAAGACCAGAACGCATATGCTATTGCCGACAAACTCGGGATCAGCCATAAGGATCTTACCGACGCGGTTTTGGGAGAAGGTAATGCGTACCAAACCGTCAGCAGTCAGCTTGATGAATCATCGACTAGATACCATGCTCTGGCTACTCAAACTCGAGATTCGCGAGATGGCACTCAAAAGCTTGCAAAGGAATCTGACACCCTTACCAAGATTCTGAAAAACCAGAATGAAGGTTTCAAAGACGATGTTGCAATCCAAAAGGAAACGGCCAATGCGACCAGCGACACGAGTTCGAAGATCAGCTCGCAGGCACAGGTTCTCGGTGTCAGTCAATCGGAGTGGAATACCCTAACCGCTGCTGAGTCGAACGCCAGCACTGCTGCGAAGGACTACAAGAGTGCGTTGGATGCGTTGAATGGGCAGGCACAGACCCTCGATCAGGCGACGAACTCGCTCACGACGCAGTTCGACACGATGGCGTCCACATTGCAGCAGAACATCAAGAACGTTGGTGCGGCTCAGGCTACGAGCATGGACAACAACACCACGTATGGCGCGAAGAACCATCAGCTGATTCTGCAGACCGTGCAGGACGCGCAGGCGAAAGCCGACGCGATCATCAACAGTGAGGGCAAGTCGCAGAAGTCGTATGCGGATGCCCGTGCCTCGTTGGAGGAGTCTCGTCAGAAGATTCTCGATACCGCCAAGGCGAACGGGTTGAACACCGATGAGGTGAGCAAGTACCTGGATACGGTCATGAAGCTCCCGTCTGAGACGACGACGAGCATCATCCTGAACGATTCGGATGCGACTGCCGGACTGTCCGCATTGCAGGTGAAGACTGCGACGCTCTCCGCCGACAGCAAGACGCTCACCATCACCGGCGATAACGCTGACGCACTGGCAAAACTCGCTGAGGTGACCGGTGCGAAGATCGATAAGAAAACCGGCACTCTGACACTGGATAAGAGCCAATACGATGTGACTCTGGCTATTGCCAATGGTGCGAAGATCGACCCGAAAACCGGGCAGTTGCTTGGTGACAATAATCCGCTGCTCGCCAAGGTTGCACAGGCAAACGGGTGGACCATAGACGCCAAGACCGGGCAAATCCGTGGTGAGGATGGGAATTTCATCTCGGTTGCCAGTCGTGTCGCCGCATACCAGTTGAGTCCGAAATCAGTGGCTATCAACGGTGATGCGTCGGGCTTCTACGCGGTGTTGAGACAGATCAGCAGTGCGAACGTTTCAACAACGGTTGGTGTCAGTACCAGTATCGCGAACATGATGCGCGGCGGTTACACGGGAGGCATGTTCGATGGTTCCAAGTTCCTGCCAGGCTATGCGAACGGCGGACAGTTCGAGGGTGCCGTGTCCGGTCCTGCGTCCCCTGTCAGGGACAGTGTGATCCTGCGCAATGCGCGTCTCGATCCAGGTGAGCATGTGCTGACGAAGAAGGACGTGCAGGCGATGGGCGGACAGCGGGCAGTGTACGCGTTCCGCAGCAGTCTGCATAGCAGCAATCAGGGTTATGCGCATGGTGGATCCCCGTCAAAATCCGACAGTGCTTCGGGCACGCCGTACCTGCCTGAAACCATCACGCTGGTAGATGCGGATGGGAGCCTGCTCGCGAAGGTCAAGACGATAGCGGATCAGCGGATTCAACGACATAACACGAATCTGGTTAGGGGAATAACCAATGGCTAGTATCACAGTCACCACGGAACCCGATTCACAGCCGCCCGTGAACCGTCTCACCCTGCACGCGTCCGACGGCTGCATATTCACAAGTTTGACTGTCACCCGCGTCCAGGATGGCAGTCAAACCCTCATCCGTCGTCAACCGACGCTCGGCACATCGGATGCGCTTTCGTACGACTACGAGCCTCGATATGGCGTTGCGGCCTCATATCACATATCCGGTAGCGAAAAACAGGCCGATACCGGCGCGAGCACTGATGTGAATATGTCCAGTGACCTGGTCACTCTGGCACCTGATTCCGGTTGGCTTATTCACCCGGGCAACCCTGCGAAAAGCATGCCCCTGCCCCTCGGCAGGCTGACCGGGCTCACCGGTATGGGACGCGGCATGAACGCCACCAGGCATGATGTACTCGGTGCCACACTCCCCGTGTACACCATCACTGGCCCCCGGTTCGGCTTGCAGTTCACGTTGGAACTCCGCACGCGCACGTTGGATGAGGAAAGCATCCTCTGGGCGTTGCTCGACGACCAGATACCAGTGCTCATTAACTGGCTGAACTCTGACGTGCAACGGTTGAACATGAAACCAATGTATTTGCAGATTGGTGACGTGCAGGCGGAACGATTCACGCAAATGCTTTACCCTTCAAGGTTTACGAAAACCCCTGCAGATTGGCGTGATTGGAAGTTGCCTTGCACACAAGTGCAGAGTCCTGCGATAAGCCAGCAGGCAGCTGGGTGGACGTATGCCGACCTGTTGGCGCAACAATCCACATATTTGACTGTGCAAGCCACGTACGCGACGTATGCGGATTTGCAAGCGCATAACAGTAAGGATGGTGGCTGATGTACCAAGTGACTGACGACTTCATCCAAGCATTACGATTCACTCACCAGGTGTATGCGACACTCACTATCACTCCCCCTGCTGATAATGCGGTGAGTCTAGGCATCCAGTCCGGTTCGGTAACTGCAAACTATCAGCAGGGCACCAGACGCACAGCGGATATTAGCGTGTATGCTGCTGGCACTTTAGCGGATGGCACTTCGGTACCTGCTGCTGATGTGGCAGCAATGTTGAAACGTGCAGGGACCGTTTGCCGTGTTGAAGCGGGTATTTCCAGTAGCTTGATTTCACGAACCATGATTCCTATGGTTACCGGCAGCCCGTCGGATGTGGCTTGGCGTGTGGGTGACGGTGTGATTGATCTGAACGTGACTGATGATTGGTGGCGTGTCAGTCAGGGGAGGTTCACCACCACATGGACTCCTAGTGCTGGCACGAAACGTGTGGACGCGGTCAGTACCCTCATGCAGCAGGCGGCTCCTAACAGGCAGGTTTCGGACACTGCAACCGATGTCGGCACTATTCGATCTCAGGGTGATTGGGGTGTGGGTCGTGATGCTGCAATTAACACTCTGTCAACTGATGGTGGTTTTGACGCGTATTTCGACCGTGAAGGACACATCCTCGTAGAGGATACGAAATCAGCAGATGATGCTGTTGTATGGACTGCAACTGCTGGCGATGGTGGTGTGCTTGTCACAGCTGAAACAGGGTTAGATGTGCAACGCCTATACAACACTGTTGTGGTGAAACCTTCAGCGACCGACAGTTCGCAAACGTGGACTGCGCAGATAGCATCACTCACTACTGGTGATAGGGCACCCGCGAATCTTGGTGTCACTATCCCCTACTTCCTTGCTAGCCCCACAATCAGTAGTGCTGCAGCAGCATTAAAGGTTGCACAGCAACTGTTAGGGAGAGTAACAGGGACTCCGGAAACATTGCAGACGGAGATGATCGGCAACCCAGCGTTGGACGAGGGGGATGTGATCGAGGTTTCCATTCATGGTAATGATCTCGACGGCACAACCGCAACCTTATGGCGCTACTACGTGGACACCATCACTTGGGATCTAGTGTCGGGTGGCATGACCGTGAAAGCTCGTAATGAAGGCGAGGTGACGGAAAGTGCAAGCGACTGACCTGCAACTGTTACAAGCGTTACAACAACCAGAAACCGGAGCCACACCACTCGCGGGAAGGGTCGGCATCATCGCATCCACATCCCCTGTCGCCGCAACAGTGGACGGCGTGCAAATCCCATGCCGACAAATATCAGGGCAAACGTTGACTGTCGGCCAATCCTGCGTGCTCATCACCTTCGGCATCGGCTCGAAACCCCTGCTCATCCAGACCTCATGAACGTCAACTCAAGGAGCAACTCATGCCAACAATCGGGAACAACCTACTGCCCTACCCCAACACCTCCGATGAACCCAACGTGCCGAAGGCAATAAGCGATCTCGCCTCAGCAATTGACACCGCTATCGGCGGCGGAGCCCGAATCTACCAAACGCTTGCCGCCTTACAAGCCGTACCATCTGCCCAACTATTCGATGGTATGCGCGCACATGTGGTCAATGACCCGACAGTGCCAAACAACGGTGAATACATATACGCATCAAATTCATGGTCGCATGCGAGACCCTTCATATATGGCGGACAGTTCATAGGAGCAACCGACGCCAACGGGTATGTCAATGTACCGATCCCAATGACAACCGCACCTTCCTTTGTACTTGTCACGTTGGGACCAACACTCAACAACGATATCGTCAACTCTCAAGATTTAAACGTGGGAATCATTACTGTTGGTTCTTTTTCAGTACACATACGAAACTCAACAAATGGGTCGAATGGCGGCAATTGGCCTACCACATTTTCCTGGCTTGCTATATGGCAGTGATGGTCATGTTTTTCCAAACGGCGCTGGGATGGTTTATAACGACTCTGCTGGGAGGTCTAGTGGGGTTTCTCGCTTCGTTCATGCGTAAATCAGCCAATCGTGACAAGGCCTTCACTCAGGGGATGCGTGTCCTGTTGCGTGCCCGACTGATCGACATCCACGAGAAATACGTGGAGCACGACGAGCTGTGCCCCGTGAACGTGAAGGAAGAGGCCGACGAGGTGTACACCGCGTATCACGGTCTCGGCGGGAACGGGACGGGCACGCATCTGCATGACGAGATTATGGACGCGCACATCTCCTCCGACAATCCGAGCCCTGCAATCCACTAACCCCACACTCAATCATTCAAGCCTCCGAATGCTCGGGGGCTTTTCTTATGCCCAAATCTAGGAGGTAACCATGCACAAACGCTTATTGGGAGCGTTGGCCGCGCTGGCCATGCTCGCATCGCTTGCCGCGTGCGGCACCAGTACACCAACCACAACTACAGCAACCCCGACCGCGTCGGCCAGCCGGACCATCAAAACGCATACCGCGACGGTCAATGTCGAGGGTACCGGCACGGCCACAGATATCACCGTCAGCATCATCGACCCCGACACTGGACTCAAACCTACCCAGGGTGCCGAGGGGCTCGAGGGTTCACCCGCAACCCCGACCGACAGCGACCAGACCGTGGGTGACAGCCGGGCGCAGACGGACAGCAATCCGAATGTGCCGCTCCCGTTCGCTGGAGTCTACGAGCTGACCGCTGGTCAGAGCATCACGGTGGCCGCGCAGAACGGCACCGCCGATTCGACCATCACCGTGACCATCACCCTCGACGGACACCAGGTCAGTGAAAGCGGGGCCGGCGCGAACACCGCCGTCACCGCCACCAGCAAGGAGGCCAAATGAGCAGGCGACATCGTTCACCGCATGAGCGTAAGCCCGAGCCCAGGGATATGAAGCGGCTGCTGACTGCGGGTTTCGTGTCAGCGGTGCTGTGCATGGGGTTGGTTCCCGCGGCGTCGGCGGACACGGTGGGCCATGACATCAGCAGATGGCAGGGTTCCATCAATGTGAACGCGCTCGGCTCGTTCGTCATCGTCAAAGCGGGCGGCTCGGATATCGGCTACTACTACACCGACCCGATGTACGTCAGGAACGCGAAGGCCGTGCGGGCGGCAGGCAAGCAGTTGGGCCATTACTACTACAACGGGTACGCGGACCCGACCGCAGCGGCGAACAGTTTCGTCAACGGCCTGGTCTCCTACCAGCCGGGTGACCCGCTCGTGTACGACGCGGAGGAATCCCGGTTCGTGAGCCCGGCGAAAGTGCAGGCGTGGGTGCAGCAGGTACGCAAACGCCTCGGCGGCAGCGCCAACGTGTACGTGTACATGAGTTCCAGCGTGACCCGCGCCTACAACTGGTCCAGCGTGGCCGCGTCCGGTGTGAGACTGTGGGTCGCGAACTACGGATCCAACAACGGGGCCTACCACGGTTCACCATCCGTGGCCTACTGGGACAAATGGCTCATCCACCAGTACACGTCGGTCGGACGGGTATCCGGCTACAACGGTTCCCTGGATACGAATCTTGCGCGGTCGGATGCGTTCGGCAATGGTAGTGCCACGAATGTGGTGCCCGTGCCCACGCCGGTCGTGAGCACCGTGCCGCACGGCACGTATCTGGGCTATTCGGTCGCCCAGACCCAGCGCCTGCTCAACGCCAAGGGGTATCAGCTTGCCGTGGACGACTACTACGGTCCAGGCACGCGCTCATCGGTACGCGACTACCAGTCGAAACACGGACTGCAGGTCGACGGCTACGCGGGACCAGCCACACAAGCAAGCCTCTCCGATAGCGCCACTGTTGCCGCTCGCACTTACACGGTGGTACGTGGTGACACGCTCAGCAGGATCGGTGCGAAGACCGGCGTTCCGTGGACCACGATCGCCAACCTCAACCGTATCAGGGCACCGTATCTCATCTACCCGGGCCAAACATTGAAACTCACCGGCAGCACCACGGTTACGTCATCGAATCGTACGTACACGATCCGCAGGGGAGACACCCTCTCCTCGATCGCCCGAAGGCTCGGCACCACCACCAGCCGCCTGGCCGCGCTCAACGGGATCGGCAATCCCAACCGCATCTACACCGGACACACCCTCAACTACTAAAGGAGCACTGCATATGACAGACCCATCCAAGACCACTGTGGCATCCGAACCGGAACCGGTCAGACCGCCGTTCCTGCCCGACCGGGTGTACGACATCCTCAAATACACGGCGATCTACGCCATCAGCCCTCTGGTCGTGTTCACCGGCGCATTGGGCACCATCTGGAACATCGGATGGATGCAGCCCGTCAGTCTCACCATCGCCGCCATCGGCATACTCCTCGCCGGACTCCTCGGCTACAGCACCGCCACCCACAACAACAAGTAACCACAACGATTCGCCCCGGTTCTCCACATGGAGAGTCGGGGCGAATTTCGCTTTCTATGAGCAGCTTCGCAACGCCGCGAACATGGTATGGAGGCCGTGCGGATGAACTCCTATAGGTTTGCGCTCATGAGGATCACCCTGCTGCGATTAATAGTCCTGATGTAGACTGAGTATTATCCAAACGGACAACGAGAAACAG